GGCGAGCCGTGCCCGCATGTCTTTGATCGCCGCGACGTCGGCCGCCGTCAGCCCGAAGAGTTGCTCTGCCATGCGTCACGCCGGGGGTTGCGGGAAGATTCCGGTCCACTCGCGGGCGATGTTGCCGTGGAGCTTCATCGTTGTCGGCGGCTCCCCTTCCGGCTTCGCCTGTCCGGCTTTGGCCTTCTCCGCGGCAGTCGCGCCTTCGTAGGAGCAGAGAGCCTGAACGTCGCTCGCGCGGTATTGCTCGACCCATGCGGCCCTCTGGAGATCTGTTCCTTCGGCCCATCCCGTGATCTTCTCGACGCGGGGGACACAGATCTTGCGCTTCGTCTCTTTGCCGGCGACGGTGACGATCTCGTTGTAGCCGACGTCGAAGGCGTCGGTCGCCCATCCTTCGGCCCGGTAGGCTAGGTCGACGGTGACTTGCCAGTATTCGAGCTTCGTCGTGCCCCCGGACCCCGTCCCGTCGTCGATGTCGGCTTCCGCTTCGGCGCCTTCGATCGACATGCACTTCCATGTAAACGGCTTGCCGCCGGCGTAGTCTTTCTTGTTCGTGCTTCCGACGTAGGTCATGGCGAGCGACGCGGGGAAGACCGGCCTAGCTCCGGAGATCCGGAGCCGGGCTTCCGCGGTCTCCATGGTCAGCCCCTCGACGGGGTCGCCGGCGGCGTTGATGCAAGGGACGCACCACTTCGTCCCGTCCGGCTTCGAGACGTTCGTGTCCGACTCTTCGCCGAGCGCCATAAGGAACGGCCGCGTCCCGTTCAAGCTAGCCGTCCACGAGAACTTGTCGTCTTTGAGAAGCGGGTTCTCGACCTTCTCGCGGCGAGAGAAGTCGGCCGTAACCCGGAAGAGATAGCGGTCCTCGTTCCCGCGGACGCGGACTTGCCGGCATGTCGTGCCGCTCCGGCCGGGGTTGCCGACGTAGACGCCGACGGCCGCCTGAACGGCGAGAAGCCCCGGGTTCGGGGTCGTCGAGACGACTTTGTAGGAGTCGGTGTAGGCGAAGTCGCCGGCCTTCTCGCTCGTGAGCGATGTCTCGTCGGAGTCGGGGATTACGCGGAGCGCCATGGTTTAGATATTCGCGGGGGCGAACCCTCCGAACTTCTTCGTGTTTTCCTCGATCGCCTGGAGGATCCGCCGTGACTCTTGCTGTTCTCGAAGCTGACGCGACGAGACGGGGTCGGAGCCGCGGAGGATCCGGAAGTAGGTCGCCATTCCCTCGCTCGTGTTCGCGAGCACGGCGTTATTCGCCCGGCGATCCGGCTGGCGGCCGGCCGCGGCTTGATCGACGACGCCTTCGTTCTCGCGGGCGAACTGCTCCGCGAGATTCCGCTCCCGGCCACGCACGGCGGCCATGGCCGCCATACGGTCGTCGGGTGTCAGCATGGCCGCGGGCGAGTTGATGAACTTCTTCGCTTCGGCGAGCTTCGCCATGTCGTCGCCGAACTTCGCGATCGCCTTCTCGGCGCCGGTGCCCGTTTCGGCCTTCGAGCCCGGGAGCCCTTCGAGCATCTTGTTCCGTTCGTCGACAAGCTCTTTCAGCGCGGCGCCGCGGGCACGAGTCAGGAGAGCCTCTTCTTCGGCGGTCTTCGTGACGACCGCGTTTAGCTCCGTGAGCCGCTTGAAGTAGAGATCGATCCCCGTCGGCTCCGGGGGCTTGATGTCGAGACCCATCCCGCCGGCGAGCCCTTTGATCCCTTCGAGCCGCGCGACTCTGACGTCGTCCCACTTCGTCGCGCCGTTCGCCTGGGCCGCCGCGAACTTCGCAAACGTGGCGTTCAGGACTGCCCCGGTATTCTGGTCGATCGCCCCCGCGGCGATTCGAGCGACTTCGGCGCCGATGTCCTGCAACGCGCGAGCCTTGCCCATCTCGCGATCGAAGGCGTCGGCGAGTCCTTCGAGCTTCGCCTTGAATTGGATTTCCGGCATGTCGCCCTGCGACGCGATGAGCGCCTTGTAGTCGCGACGGTACTTCGCGACCGCGGCCGTCGCCCGGTCGTTCCCGACGTCGGCGGCCGCCTTGCCCGCGGACTTCATGGTGCTCTCGAACTCCCGGCTCGTCTCGCGAAGACGACGGAGCTTCGGGTCGGCCGATTCGAGTTGCCGGTTTAGCTCTTCGAGAGCCGCCTTCCCGGACTCTTTATCGAGCGAGCCGCCGTACTTCATGGCTTCCTTGACCCGCTCCATCTCGTCGCGGATCTCGTTCGCCCGGCCGCCGTACTGCGACTGGTATTTGGCGCCCGTGGCGGCCACGGCGTTCCGTTCTTCGATGGCTCGCTTCTCGGCTTCCCAGTCGGCGATCGACTTGCCGGCGTAGATCCGTTGGGCGTCTTCCAACACCCCAAAGTAGTCCGCCGCGGCATAGATCGCCCCGCCGAGCGTGACGACCCACCCGACGACCGGGATGAACCGTGCCCCCATGGCCGCGATCCGCGGACCCATCATCGAGAGAACGCTAGACGCCCCCTTCGTCACCGTCTCGAACCGCCCGAGACTCGCCGTGACTTGCCCGACGACGGCAGGGACTTCGATCCCCATCGACTCCGCGGCGCCCGTGATCCGCTGGATTCCCGAGAGGATCCCCTCGAACGGCGTCGCTTCCGCGGCGGCCTGGGCGACCCGCGCCTTCGCGGCGGCGATCGCGTCTTCGGCCTGCGCTACCTGGGCCGCCGCGACGGTCGCCTCGATGGAGAGAACGCCGAACTCTTCGGCGAGCGCGTGCATCTCCCGTCGCATGTCGCCGACGACGGTCGCGTCGAGCGAGTCGTCGACCTTCCTCATTCCGATCTCGAACTCTTCCTGAGAGATCTTCCCGGCTTTGAGAGCGCGATTCAGAGCGAGCGCGGAGTTTTCGTAGTTCGCGATCCCTTCCATCCGGAAGACCGCGGTCAGGCTCTCCATCGACTCCCGGAAGCCTTCGGCGTCGATCGCCCCCGACTCGAAGCGACTCTGGAGCGCCTCGACCGCGATCGTCTGCTTTTGGATCTGCTCCCCGGCGGCCAACTGGTTCAAGTCGGTGATCGAACCGACGAACTCCTCCGCCGACATGGATCCGCCGTCGAAAGCCGTCTCGACCGAAGCGATCTGCGCCGAGAGCCGCTCGATCCCGGCCCCCGCGGCGGCCGCGGAAGCCTGGATAAGCGTGTCCTCGAACTGGCTCGCGGACGTCTTGCCGGAGTCGAGAGCTTGCCCCGCGGCAGACACGGCTCCCCCGAAAGCCTCGATCGTCCGTCCGGATGCTCTGGCGTTTAGCTCGCCGAGCCGCGACGAGAACTCTTTCGCCGAGATCGCCCCGGTCGCGAGCTTTTTGTCGAGCACCGTGAGTTGGCCCGCCGTCCCCCTGGTGATCGCGGCGGACATGCGGGAGAAGCCCGCCGTGACGGTCGCCGTGAACGAGTCGGCCGACGCCTGCCCCGACGCGAGCTTGCCGGAGATCGCCTCCAAGCTAGCCGCGTACTCGAACGCCGTCCCCGCCGAGAGAGCTTCGCTCGACTGAGTCGCCGCCTTGCCGAACGACTCCAACGCCTTCGCGGCGTCGGTGACGGTCGACTTGAGCCCGCCGGCGGAGCCGACGAACTTGACGGAGACGTTGCCGATTTCGGCCATGATCTAGCTCTCTGGCGGGGGCGTGGCACTCTTCGCGGCTTTCATGGACGCCGCGAAAGCCTTGAACTTATTCATCTTCGCCGCGAGTTGGGCCGGCGTTGGGTCTGGCTTCTCGCGGGGGACTGGTCGCCATCGATTGCGGTCGACGTCCTCGACGAGACCGTTCGCATGGAAGATCGCTTCGCAGATCGTCGCGGTCTGCTCCCACTCGTCGCCGAACGGTTCGAGCCGCCAATACTCTTGCCACTCCATGATCTCGAAAGCGTCGACCGTCGCGAGCAACTCCCGAACGCTTCGATGAAGTTGTGCCGCAAGCCGGAACAGAAATCGCCGTTCCGGCCGGGCTAGTTTTTTCGGGCGGTCTCTTCGGCCTTCTTCGAGAAGCCGTTGACGTCCATCGCGATGTCGAAGAGCCGCGAGAGCACGGCGCCCGACTTCTCGGCGAGCAAGTCCATGTCGCCCTCCGCGAAGAGCCGGTCGCCGGCTTCGTTGACGAGCGTGCGCACGAGAAGAAGCTGGCGGAAGCCGGGGATCGCCTTGCCGTCTTCGCCGAGCGACTCGCGCTCGAACCGCTCGCGCTCACGGCCGGAGAGCACGAGAACACGGACGTTGCCGCCCCACTCCGGGACTTCGATGTCGTGGTGCCGCCGGTCTGCCGCTTCGAGAATCTGCGTTCCATTCAGGATCATGAGAAAACCCTTCGAGCTAGATGTAGGACTGGTAGGCGACGAATGAGATCTTCGACCGGATCTTCACGCCGACGCTCGCCGCGAAGTCGACGTTCTTCACGAAAGCCCGGTCGAATGTGACTGTCTCGCCCCCGAAAGAAACGGTCAACGGGGCAACTAAGCCGTTTCGCTCGAACTGCGGCCGGCCGAAAGCAATGAAGGAAAGCTCGATCGGCTGGAACTCGCCCGGCACGATCTCGCGGGTGAGGGGCGGGGAGTAAATCCCCGTGATGTCCCGGGTCGACATGGACGCCGAGCCGTTCATGTCGATTACTTTGACGGCGGGGTAGCCGGCGAACGCGAGCCACGCGCCCTGAGAGTCGTCGGCGTCGTTTTGATAATCGGCCACCGCGTCCTCCGTTCGTCAAACCGCGAACCGCCGCCCCCGGCGACCCTGGGTAGGGCCGCCGGGGGGCAGCGCGTCATTCAGCGGCGTCGGGGGCGGGAGCGGCGTCGGGGGCGGGAGCGGCGTCGGCGTCGGCCTTGACCGTGGAGTCGAACGAGAGGCGGAACGTGGCGTTTCCCTTGACGATCTGCCCGACGCTCGCCTTGACGTTCCGCTTCGTGCAAATCGCCTTGCCGTCGATCAAGTCGATCCCCGGGAAGGAAATGTCTGCCTTCACGAGAAGCGGGGGCGGAACCTTCCCCCAAAACTCGATCTGAACTTCGGCGCCGTCGCGAATACACGCGGGCGCGTATTTGCGATATTCGCCCGACGGGACCGAGAGATCGGTGATGTCGATCTCCTGCCCCGACTCGGAGTAGTCGATGTCGGTACAGAGATACTGTTGCCCCGCGTAGGTGAACGGGTGCCCCTGCGCGCAAGTCGGCTCCGGGGCGGCTTTGAAGGTGGCGTTGGGCGGCATGGAGCTAGATCCTTCTGCTGGGAGTAGAGAGCCGAACCTCGACGGAAAGCTCCTGCGCGTACAAAGGCAGGAGATCGCCGCCGTCTGACTGGACCGCTCTATCCGCTCCGCGCTCCGGGACGACCGAATGAAGCACCTTCGCTCCAAGCGACCATCCCGCTACGTCTCTGAGTGCCGTCGCCGCGGCTCTCGCGAGATCCCGGACTTCCGCGTGACCCCGCGCGAAAATCATGATCGTGAACCGGGTCTTCTCCTCGTCGAGAGAGCCCGTTAGGTGTTGATCCCCGGCCGTCGTGGTCGCCGTGTAGACGGCGTAGGGCAGGGGGGTGCCGATGGGCGCCATGATCGGGTGGATCTGGTCCCGGAGCCGCACCAGCCCGGGAGCGACCCGGAGACGCCGGTAAAGCCACGCTTCCGCCCGGCTGGCCCCGTCGGGGCCGCCCGACACGGAGCCGCCGATCCCGAAGCCGGGAGTGACCGAATCGCCGATCGTGAGGGTGTTGCTCATGACGGGATTCAGTGTCCGAACCGTCTCCGGCGACGGGCAAGCTAGTCGCCGCGAAGCTCCGCCGTGGCCTTATTCAGAGCGTCGAGCAACAGTCTCTCGGCGTTTTCTTGGACTTCGTCGCGGGTGTCGGCGTAGGCTCGCGCCATGGGTCGCTGCGGCTGGACGGGGGCGATGATCCCGTCTTTCGGGACGAACGCGACGACCCCGGAGATCTGCCGGGTCGTGGTGTTGCCGGCCATGCGTTCCGTGACGAACGCGGTCCCCTTGAATCCCTTGCCGGTGAAGTAGGACGCGCCGTAGCCGCCCATGGTTTTCAGGTTCGACGCGAGCTTGCTCTTTTTCAGCCGCCGGTCGTCGGTCCCTTCCTCGATCCAATGCTGGTGAAACGCCCGGTCGGGACCGATCCGGACGGAGCCGCCGGTCCTCCCGGTGTCGCCGGAGCCGGACCGGATGTAGCCGACAATGACGACGACCGTCTCGCTCTTTTCGTAGACGATCGACTTGATCGCCGCGGCCCGGAGAAGGTTCCCGGTCGGGCCTTCGGGGGTGTTCGCCTTCAAGGCTCGAAGGGTCGGCTGGCAAGCGTCCTCGAACGCGCGACGGATCCGCTTCGCGCCAACACGGTTGGGAAGCTCTTGAAGCGCCGCGATCGTGGCGCCGAGCCCGGTGATTTCCAGACGGATCGACATGGAGCTAGCGATCCACGCTTTCGGAGACGAGAATCTCGATCCACTCGCTTCGGTTGATCGTGTTGACCGAGACGACCTCGAAGACCCGGTTGCCGCGCTCGACTTGCCACGATGCCGCCACGAACGGGATCCCGCCGCCTTCGCCGCGAATGACGATCCGGTGGGAGTAGCTGAAATCCTGCCGGGAGTTGGTGACGGACTCGCGACTGGAGATCGTCTCCATGGCGGCCCACCGTTCGCACACCGGCGTGAACCCTCGAAGGGGCTCGCCGGTGGAAGGGTTCTTTCCGGTGATGGGCTTCGAGAAGCACACCCGGTAGATGAGCGCGCCGGCGTGGCAGAGATCGCGGACGGACATGGGCTAGCTCCCGACGATCGCGACGATTTCGAGCGTCGTCCCCGCGAGCGACATGCACTCGATCTCCCCGGACGGGAGCCGGCCGGCGAACGCGAAGCTCGCGCCGGCGACAAGCGGGACCGTCAAGCCCGTCCCGAGCTTGATGTCGCACTGGTCGCCGCCGGTATTCTTGATCGCGAGCGACGCGATGCTGCCGGGCGGGAGCGGGATCTTCTCGACGGCGGACGCCGGCACGATGACTTCCGCGGAGACCGCCGTACTGGCGCCCTCGATGACGGACTCGGCGAGCCATTCGCAGTTCGTGGTCTGCTTCGCGAGACCGACGGCTTCGGTCGCCGAGAAGTTCACCATGAACGACGCGATCGCCGAGAAGCCGACGGGGGTGTCCTGGGGCACGATGTCTAGCTCCGTTATGGTTTGGCGACGCCGACGCCGTTGCCGAAGCCCGTGAACCCGGAGAGCCGGGCGCCGGACCAGAAATCGCCGCCGTCGAGCTTCCAGTCACTCGCCTCGCGGCCGCCGGCGAGAAACCCCGTGCTGACCGACGCGATCAAGGCTTCGATCGTGGTTGCCAGCGGCGTCCCGTTGTTCAGCGCGTTGCCGGCCCGGTCGTTGAAGAATCCGGTGATCGCCATGAGGATCGCGTGGCGGATCTGCGGGGGGACGTCGGCCGCCGTTCCATATCCGGCCTGCCATTGGATCCGCCCCCGTCCGCCGGTCGGCCACGATCCGGATGCCGGAGCGACCCGCGGGTCTAGCTCGTGATCGATGATGTAAGCCTGGACGCTGCTCACGGCCCGCGTCTTCCGGTCCTCGAAGTTCACGAGAAGCTGCGGGGCGGGCCGATAGAGCGGCGGGACCGGGAGCGTCACGGGGCCGGGCGGGAACCGATCGAGAATCATCTCGTAGGTTCCGAGCGTCAACGCCCGGCCGCACTTCACCGCGACCCACTCGCTCGCCGTCGCGATGCAAGTCAGGACGTAGGAATCGTTGGCGTCGTTGTCCGGTTCGAGCCGAAGGTGATCCTTCGCTTCGGACAGAAGAACGGGGTAGGTCGCCTGGGAGAGCCGTCGGATGGATGCCGCCACGAGCTAGCCCCTGCGTTTGATCGTTCCCTGCGCGAACGCTGACCGTCGGCTTCCACCCCCTCCGGCCGGGCCGGAGGGAGCGGGAGCAGACGCCGGAGCCTCGTGCTCCGGCATTGCCGCCGAGCGGAGCGGAGCCGGTGGGGTGTCCACCGGCTCCGCCATGCCTCGACTGAACCAAACCGCTGCCTGCCCGCGGGGCACCGCGGGGATGACGCTGCCCGTCTTGTAGACGGACCAATCACGGAGCATCCGAACGGCAACGGTCTGGCTCATGTTCTCTCGATCCTGTTCAGGACTTGGCGGACTTGATGACGAGCATCGGGCCGACGGTCGTCGCGTCCCCGAGGGTGTGGGAGTTGATCGCCCAACGGGTCGTGGCCCGGAGGAGGATCTGATCCAACTCGAAGTTGCGGTGCTCGCTGGTCTTCATCTGAAGCTCGCGACGGACACCGAACATCGTCGACTTCCGGAGATCGCCGAACAGCACCTTCGGCTGGTCCGGGTCTTCGCCGAGGATGCTGTTCATGGGCACAACGTCGACGACGGGGTAGCCCAAGAACCGAGCCGTCGCGGTCCCGCCGGAGATGTCGCCGGGGAGGAGACCGCCGGCGGCAAGCTGGATCCGCTGCATGGACGCGGCGTATCCGGGAGCCGAGACGTACCACTTCGCGTTCGCCTTCGCCCACCGGGGGAGAAGGGCGATCGCCTTGATGAACGTATCGAGCATCATCGACTCGAAGCCGGTCTCGCCGGCGCCGGCCGTGATGATCGAAGCCTCGTGGCCCGGTTCGAGCAACTTCGGGATGATCCCCCAAAAGTCGCCGGCGGCCGCGCCACCGTCACCGAGGAAGCCGTCCTCGTCGGCCTTCGTGGCGAAGGCGAGCGAGATCTCCTCCGTCACGGCCTGCCCGATGTCGGGGATGGAGTCCTCCATCACTTCCGTCGTGAGCGGCACGATCACGGCCGCCTTCTTCGCGACGAGCGAAACCCTGTCCCACTTCGCTTGATCCCGCTGGATCTCGTTGCCTTCGTCGACGTAGAAGGCGGAGACACCCTTCGTCCGACGCGGGACGGAGAGGGTGTGCGACTTCATCGGTTGACGGAACGCTTCCCGGGGGAAGGTGCCGTACTGGTCGACGTTCCGCAGGATCGTCGAGAGGAACTCCGGGTTGGTGAGATTTCCACCGCGCTCCGGGTCGCCCTCGACCTGACCGTCGGCCGGGAGAGCCCGGGAGAAGATCCCGTTCTCTTGACAGTAGCGCTTCGCCGACTCGACGCCGTAGATCGTCGCGAGATAGAACTGCCCCGCGCGGTAAGCGTCCCGCTCGCCGTTCGGGCCGGGGAAGCACGAAAGCTCCCGGTAGTGGAACTGCCCCGGCTGGATCGCATGGGCGTTGTTGGCGGGGGAAGTCTTCGGAGACGAGCGACCGGACACGGCACGAAGGCCGGCCATGCGCTTCTGGAGATCTTCCTCGCGGGTCAACTCGTTCCGAGCCTCTTCGGATCGGACGGTGAGCGAGTCGATCTCCATCTCGTCCTTCGCCGAGCGGGTTTCGAGCCCCGTGAGAGCTTCGAGACGGTCGGCGATGTCGCTGATCTCGGTCTTGAGCGTGGTGAGCTTCACAGACATGGTTGGTTCCGTGGCGGGAGAGGGAAATTGCCCCGGGGCAACAATCCCCGTTTCGTGAAGGCTACGGGGTGAAAATCCGGGTGGGCAAGGAAAAATCTAGCTGGGGTCGTCTTCTGTTTCGGGTTCCGCCTTCGCGGCCCATATCCGAAGGTTGCGCTCCCGCTCCGGGATCTCTTTCCAGTCGGCTTCGGTGATCTTCCGCCAAGACCACCACTCGGCGCCGAACGGCCCCTTGAAGTCGGGCGGACACGGGGTTCCGTCTGGATAGTAGAAGGTGTAAGTCCGCGCGTCGTCCGGGCCGTCGATAACGACGGAAAACAGGGTATCGTTTTCCATCATGTAGTTCTTTGCCATCGCTCTAGCTCCCTTGTGCGATCTGGTGCGCCGCCGTCGCGAAGATCAACTGCATTGCGTGATTGGCCGCCGCGGAGGCTTCCGGCGGCATGCCTTTCGAGCGGGCCTTCTCATAGACGGCGTGAGAAGTGTCCTTCGGAGACCCCGTCGACCCATCATAGATCGAACGGACATGGAATTGAACTTCCGAGAGAATCCCTCTCCCGGAAGGAGTCCTCGCGAGCACCTTCGCGTGAACACCGACGTAGCCGGAAGGGTTGTCGTTGTTGTCCCATTTGTTGTCGATCTCGATCTTTCCGCCGCTAGCTTCGACGTCTGCCTTGAACTTCCGGATCGCGTCGCCGAGTTGCTCCGGCGTGTCGGTGATGATCGAGCCGCGGACGACGTCGTCGAGAAGCCCGATCTGTTGCGGCCGGGTTCGCGTCTTCGGGTTGCTTTCGCCCTTGCGGGTGAGCTTTTCGTAGAAGTCGGTCTGCTTTCGGCGGACCTTCTCCGAGACCTTCCCGGGAGCCTTGAGCATATGGACGTCGCCGGGGCCGAAGTTCGCCACCCCGCCGGCCGACTTCGCGGCTTCCCTGACCATTCGGCCGAACTCCGGAGCGGCCGCTTTCGCGTCGGCGAGAAGCTCGCGAAGCGTCGTCGCGGAGTTGGTGTCTTTGATGACCGCGGCGCCGGTGGAATCCGGGACTCCGATCCGCTTCGCGATCGCCGCCGCGTTACGGATGTGGAGAGCGTTGATCGGCTTCGGGTCGACCGGGACATGCGCCTTGATCGCTTCGTTCCACTTCGAGCCGTGGTCGTGCTCTTTCGCGAAGCTCTCGATCTGTTCCTTCGAGCAACACGGCTCGCTGCCGCCGCCGAGCTTCTCGACCGTAGCGGCGTCGATGATCCGGACGGGGAGATCCTTCCCGAGCGCGTGGTGCATGGCGACGCGGTGATGTCCGTCGACGACATGGAGCTTGCCGTCGCCGTCGCGAAAGAGCTTCGTGACGTAGCCTTCGCGGAACGGCTCTTTCCCGGAGACGACCTTGTCGATCGGCTTCGTCTTGAGAAGATCCTCGTTCGCTTGAAGCTCCGTCCCGTGCTTCACGGTCTCGACGGGGAGCGTGTTCCATTGCTCGTCGGAGAGCGTCCTGGCTTTCTTGACGACCTCTTCGTTCTCCGGCGCGTACTTCATGCCGTACTTCGACGAGCGGACGCGGCCTTCGGGGACGTCGCCGTCCCCGCCGCCACCGTTGCCGACCGCGCAGGTGTTGCCGGGGCCGAATCGCCCCTTCTCGACCTGACCGCAATCGCTGGTCTTCATGCGCTTCGAGAGCCCGCGGTCGTGAGCCCACTGGATGAACTCGATCGCCTTTGGCACCGCGACCGTTGTCCGGGTCTGGAGAGACCGAGCCATGTCGATCGCGCGAGCCGCGACATGCCCCTCCGTCCCGGAGAACGCCGGGAAGAGCACCGGGCCGACATCGATCACGCGGGTAAAGCCGACGAGATTCCGCCTGGGGAGCCCCGCGGCGGACCGCGGCGACCATTGCTCGTGCTTCCGGGCGTTGGCGAACGAGTAGCTAGATCCGGTGACGTCGCCCCGCTCGATCAACTCGGCGACCCACCAGTTGTGCTTCGGCGGGGGCGAGAGATACCGGAGACCGACGGCGTCCTCGACAAGCTTCAACGTCCCGGGACGGTGACGACCGAGAACGACGTTCTTGTCGTGGTTGTAGAGGGCGGCGATGTTGTCGCCGGCCCCGGACGCCGAGCGGGTGAGCACTTCGGCGAACGACCCCGGGGAGACCGTCTCGACGAAGCCACCGAGATCGCGGGATTCGCTATCCCATACGGTCGCGTAGCCGGAAATCACCGGCTCGCCCTTCTTCCTGGCGGCGCAGACCGGGCAAGGCTTGCTCGTGAGACACCGCTGGGAGCACTCGCCGAGAAGATCCGCGTTCGCCCGGGTGACGACGATCGGGCGGCCCTGGTCGGTGTCGAGACAACGGGACTCGATCGGCGATTCATGGGCGGCCATGCGGAGCACTCCGGGGAAGGGCTAGCTTCCCTGGAGTTTTGGCGGCGGCTTCGAGACGGGCAAGCTAGCCGGCCGGTCAGTAGACGGTGCCCGGAGGGGCGGAGTCTTCCGGGACAGTGACAGACACGACTTCGCCGGCGACCCCGCGAGCGACTTCGCCGGCGACGTAAGCCAGCCGATTGCCGTAGGACGGGCAATAGCCGGCCGCGGCGATCGATGCCATGCGGGCAAGCGACTTCGCGAGCGTCTCGTCGCCGTCGCCGGTGACGGTGTAGCCGTCCGCGGTTGGAGTGATCGTGAACCGAAAGCCGTGTTTGGTCTTGATGATCGCCTGCATGGGCTAGCTTCCTGTCCGTCTGGCTTTGGCGGCCGCCACGCGGGCCGCCAGTCGAGTTTGCGTCAACGCCCGGCCGGTCAAGATGCCGGCGACGAGATCGAAGTATTCCGGGTCGGCCGCCGCGAACGCGGCGCCGTCCTGCTCCATTAACTGTACGCCCATCGAGACGACTTCGGTCGTTCGGTCGTGATCGTATCTTTTTCCGGTGTAGAGGGCGGCATGATCTGCCGCGTCCTGACCTGTTTGACGGACGGCAGCAAAAGCCTTCGCGAAGTCGTCGGCCCGGCCGATCTCGTCGTCCGTGTAGATGGAGTTAGGGTATTTCTCTTTGAGCTTGACCTCCGGGCTTCCTTCTGTTCTCGCGAGTGAGAATCCCCACGCGAGATCACGGGCTTCGCGGTTTGCGTGTTCGATCTGGTGTCCGTACTCGTGAATAACCGTGGTTGCTGAGTCGGTGGCTTGCAAGTAGGTCACTCCAGCCGTGGACGCTTCGCGGCGTATTTGAGCGCCCCGTTCAGCCGGAACTGGAATCACGGGCTCCGCCAAAACGAGAGCGGTCATGTAATCAAGATCCTCGCCGGTCCCGGCGCACGCGCGAGTGTAAGGGTGGCCCGCGTACTGGACAGGAGCGCTAAGCGCGGTGTGGTGAATGATTGGGTGGGCGACCCCGCGCAGGAATCCGTCGGCCTTTTTGAGATTTACCTGCGCCTCGTGGACGCCTTGATATTGCAGAAGACTTAGGTCGCCACCGTCGCCGCGAAGTCTCGCCGGATCAAGCCGCTCGCGATCCCATTTTTCGCGACGCTCGTCGGCGACTGCTTCTAGCTCTTTGCCGCCGTCTTCGCGGAGCACTCGACCAATCTCTTCGGCGAGAACTTTTGAGGCGATGTTTCGGTTGGCTTCCTTGACTTTTTCGTAGTTGAAGAGCGAGTTGTTGATGTCCCGCTGGATGTCGTCCCCGGACATGGCGATCTGGATCCGGACTTTGGCGAGCTTCGACATGGCTTCGACAAGGGCTAGCTTCTCCTCTTTGCTGACCGTCGGATCCATGGAAGCCCGGAGCGATGCTTCGCTCGCGACCTGTTCTTCGAGATAGGCTTTGTCGAGATCGACTTGCCATTTCTCGGCGGCGTCTTGAGCGTTTCGCTTCCACTCCACGGCGGCGAGATATTTCTCTTTGGCCGGCCCCTGGAGAGCGAAAATACGCTTCCGCATGCGGTTGAAGTGCTTGATGTTCTCTTCCCGAACTTCGGCCCATGACTTCCCGGCACCGACGTAAGCGGGAGGGACTTCCGGAGCCTTGCGGCCGGTCGGTTGCGGCCCGCCGGTCTGAACCGGGGCGGGCGTCTCCGGCGTCGGGGCTGAGATGCTGCCGCTGCCGTCTCCCGCGGCGCAGGTGTTGCCCGGGCCGAAGAGCCCGCCGGCGACCTGACCGCAGGGATTCAAGGCTCGCGACTGCGTGAACGAGACGAGCTTCGCCCCGTCGGTAACGTGGTTCCCTTCCCACCCACCGACGGAGTCGAGCGGGAGCCCGGTACGGTTGGCGAGAGAGACATGAAACGGCCGGGTCGGTTCGGGGTCGCCGAGACCGAGGGAAGCGACATAGGCCCGGACCGCGTCTTGCTCCCTCACGAGAGCGAACACGGACTTCTTTTCGCCGCGGGCGATGACGTAGACCTGGGTCGGATCGAGCGAGAGCTTGAACCCCAACGGCGGGAGCTTCTTCCCTTTCAACTCGTCGCCGAGACCGAAGCCGAGAAGGGTTACATGGAGATCGTCGGCCGCGAGCGGCTTTAGGTCGGGGAACGCCGCGATGACGTCACGCTGGATGGCGGCCGCGTCGGCCGCCGGGACTTTTACCATCAAGATCTTGTCTAGCTCCGGGACGTCGCCGCCACCGCTTCCCGCGGCGCAGGTGTTACCCGGGCCGAACTGCCCCTTCTGATCCTGGCCGCAGGGGTTCAAGGCTCGCGACTGCGTTCCGGCCCGGACCGACGCGAGCAACTCGGCGATCGACGGTCCCGGGTCGGGATTGCCGACGGCGATCTCTGTTCGGCGGACGCGGGCGGCGAAGGTTGCCGGGGACTCCCCGGGGATCTTGACGAGCGTCATGAGGCTAGCTCCGGGGTGCCGCGATGATCTTCCGGATCTTGGCTTTCCGGGCGGCCATTTCTTTCAGCGTCCGCGCGTGCCACTTCCGGCACTCCGCCTTCGCGGCGTCGTTCTTCGGGGTTCCGTCTGGATTGAATACGAAACTCATTCGACTTCGGTCTCCACGAGATCGACGACGGTCACGCCGGGGAATCGCTGGAACCTGTCGCCGCTTTTTCGTTCAAGGGTTACGTCCTTCGCGACGTTCGCGACCTTGAATGTCGCGGAGTGCGGATAGAGAACTTCCTTCTCGCCGCGAGCCGAACTGATCTCGTCGATCGGCGCTCCGGAGCTTCCAACGATCCGCCAAAGCGTCGCGATGTCTGTTCCCTTCCAGTCTACCGCGAAGTTGGGGCTGGCACTCGTGGAGAGGAAGCCTTCGCCAGAAAAAATATCGCCCGGCGAAAGCCCGTTAGCTAGCTCCTTCGCTCCTCTTCCTGTCGACCTCCAAGACGCAATCGGGCCGTTCGTGTTTGCGTTCTCGCCGATCTGCCTAAGCGCTTCATCGAGATTCGAGAGCGTCGTCCCCGAAGAGTAATTCCCGGACTGACGAGCCGAATCGTAGGCGTGTTCGAGCGCCGTGTCATAGTCGATGTATTCCTTCTTCGGAGAGAAGCCGCTGCTCCAGCCTGGGGAGTTGTCGGCGACAAGGCTGGAAAGCATTTCGGTGAGCCCGTCCGGGTCCATCACGCCGAAGTTCTCGCGAAATCCGCGGATCGTTTGGGCTACCATGTTCAGCCCTTCGCGCTCGTGGTCTTTCAAGCCGGGGAGATAGATCGTCCCTTCCCCGTGCGGGTCTCCCGGGAGAGGCTTGACCGAAGTGAACTCGTGATTGGGATCGAAAGTCGCAGGGAGACCGTCAGCGTCGCCTGGGACTCCGTAGTGCCCCTGCTTGATCCGCGAGAGAATCTCGTCATAGGTCTTCATCCCGGAAGAAAGCGAAGACTTCCATATTTCGAGAGCCTCCACGCCGTCTTCGATGGTTTCGAGAGCATCGGAGTCGGTGATGGCGATGTAGTCGGAGTCGCCGTAGTTTTGGAGGATGTCGTCGGGGTCCGCCGATTCGAGATCTCCATTCGACGACGTCAAGACATGGTCAAGATCGCCGGCGCGAGCCGCTTGGTTCGCGGCTTTGTACTCGCTTCCCGTGTAAGCGACGATCGCTTCGAGAACTTCGCCGTCTGCTTCGCGGGCAGCTTCCCAATCGACGGCGTCGACGAACGGGTCGTCCCTGTCCGGGATTCGCAAAGTCCCGCCGTCGGCTACTGCCGCGAGCATTTCGCAGACCGGCGGGCAGTTTGCGGCGGAGACCGGCATCCCTCCGGGTCCGGGCGGAGACGATCCTCCTCCGCCCGCGTCGCCGTCGCTCGCGGCGCAGGTGTTGCCCGGACCAAAGAGCCCGCCGGCGACCTGACCGCAGGGGTTCAGGGAGCGGGAGCCGCTCGACTGTTCGCGGAGAAGGATCTCGTTCGGCGACATGCCGGCCGCCAGCATCGCGTCTTTCTCGCGAGCCCGCGCGAGGATCGTCCCCATGTCGAGCATGTTCATTGGCCGCTCCATGGTTCTAGCTTGACGGCTTTGCCGGAAGCGATCCGGTACTCCGCCTCGACGGGGTTTCTCTTCTCGCCTTTGGCTTCCGGGGAAGCCGGGGTTGCCTTGAAGACCCGGATCTGTTCCCGAGGGATCGCCGCGAAGGCTTCGAGATCATTGAAGGCGAAGAAGGGGTCATACTTCCCGGTCTTCGTCTCGCGATGGAGTGAGTGAGCACGGTAGAGATTGAAGGCTTGCTCTCTCGCTTCGGCCGGGGTTGCCGGGCGAGCCCATCGATTCGATAACTGGACCCCGTCAGCGTCGGTAATGATTTTGCCGATCGGCTTCCATGTCGGGTCGACGGACGACTGCGGAGCGAAGCCGGCGGACCTTCCCGGCGCGTCGTCTGGAGTCTCGACGGAGACCCGCGGGTCGCCGCCGTAAACTTGTGCGAGCGATTGCCCGGAGTAGCCCATCGACCACTTCTCTAGCTCCGAGACCCACCCCCCGGCCGTCGCTTCGGCGATCATGTCGGCCGGCTTGATCTTCCCGTCGAGAACGTCCTTCGCTTCGAGCATCCCCTCGAAGATCCCGCGGGCGACTCGCTCCGAAGTCGTCAGAGAAACGGCGTGGTCGTCTCCCCCGCCGAGACCTTCGCCGCCGCCGCCTCGTTGGTACGGTGTCTTGAGCCCGTCGCTCGCGACCTTGTCGCCGGCGACCGTGACATGGAAGAGCGTGTCCGGGAGGGGGACGTACTTCTCGGCGTGACGCTTCGAGAGCCCTTTCTCGATCGCTTGCTCTGCCGTGATCGTGCCTTCGGAGAGAGCCGCGAACATGGCGGATTCCCATGCCTTTTCCCGGCGGCGGCGTTCCTCGCTTGCGGCGACGGCCTTCTCTGGCGTGTTCCTCCATTCCTCGTCAGTCGCGTAGGGCGGCCCGATGTCGTCGTTGTGGATCTCCGTAAGCGGCTTGCCGCCGGCCCATCCTCCGCCGGCGTCTTTGTCTCCCGCCGCGCAGGTGTTGCCCGGGCCGAAGAGCCCGCCGGCGACTTGCCCGCAGGGGTTCAGGGATCGCCCGTGAGTCTTGACGAACTCGACGGCCTGCCCCGTCGCGCGGCCCGACTTGATGATGAAGTCGTTTTTGCCGGAGAGCGTCTCTTCGAGAACGTCGGCGTTGTCTCGGATGTAGCGAACGTGGTGATGGAAAGGCCGATGGACTGCGACGAACTCGGTCGGTTTGATCGACTGGAAGAAGCGGTAGTTGTGCCCCATTCGCTCCGCTTCGGCGATCAACTCCGGGCTCTCGATCTTCGGGTACATTCGCGGGTCGTTCCACGGAACCGAGAACTCGACGAAGACCTTCCCGTCGTCGGGCTTCGCGGTCGAAGCCCATACGGCATTTCCTTCGCCGTAGGTCTCCCCGCGAGCCTTGCTCTTGTCGATTCCGTGCTTCGCGAGACTGTCGATGATCTCCTGCTCCTCTGCCGGCGTCGAACCTTCTCCGGCGTTGGTGTAGTGATAGAGGCGGACATGCCCCGGCGGCACGGGGCTCTTGCCGGGCTCCGGCGGGACGTCTGGCTTCGACGGGTCGGCTCCGAGGATCGAAGCTCCGTCTCCCGCCGCGCAGGTGTTGCCCGGGCCGAACAAGCCGCCGGCGACCTGACCGCAGGGGTTCAGGGAGCGGGATTGCGGAGCCGCCCGGGCGGCCGCGAAGAGATCCGCGTAGCTCGCGGCCGGCCTGGGGATCCCGACGGCCGCGGCGACTCGGGCTAGCTCGCTCGCCAGTTCTCCCGGCTCGAAGTGTTGCGCCGGCGAAACAATCATGGAGACTTCCTTCCCTGGCTGATCGCCTTCGCTCGTTCTTTCGCGTACTCGCTCGTCAGTTCGCCGGTCGACCGCGGGGCGGCCGGGGCGGGGGAGTGGACGTACCTGAGCACTTCCTCGACGGCCGGGTCTCGCGGGATCCCGCCCGCCGCGACGCCGGCGAGATACTCGGCGACGGTCTCTTGCGTGTTCGTCACGCCGTAGAGGCTGACGCGGGCGGCTAGCTCTCTCGTGATGACCGCGTCGGGCGAGTCCTTCGCGGTCTTCGGCGAGTCGCGGTAGATCGCGAAGCTACCGGGGTCGAGAATCATCGCGGTCGCCATCTTGAAGGCGCCGTGATCGCGGACGTCGATCAACTGCTGCGCCTGCTCCGTGGTCAGGGGGCCGGACTCCGGGAGCCCGGCTTCGCGACGGACGTTCTTCGCGTGCGCGGCGTGCGCGGCTTCGTGGTAGCCGGTGTGGATCGGCGACGGCGACGAGAACGCGCCAGCCGAGAAGTTCATCCTCGCGCCGAAGCTCGTGATCGAGTTGTCGACGATCACGGTGATCTCGTGCGTCTGGAGGTTGTAGTGGGCGGCCGGCATTTCGGCGGCGGCGCGGGCTTCGGCGAGAGCGGCGTCGAACTCCTGCATGGAGACGCCGAGAGGATTCTCCGGGCTCGCGATGCGGTCGCCGTATTGCTCACGGAACCGGGCTTCCGCGGCGTCGGCTTCGACTGACCGCGTCGACGACCGAACGACGACGTCGGCGATGTCCGGGAAGTCCTCGATCGCCCGGCCGACGCCGACGAGAAAGCCAGCGACGGATTCTTTCTTGTCGGCGTCGAGCCCCGTCCTGTCGACCATGTACGGAAGTAGGTCGTCAAGCTCTTTCGAGTCGCCCTTCCACCCGTAGGCCCGAAGGATGTCTCCCGGGGTCGCTGAGTGATCCTCGAAGAGAGCCCGGTAGGCGGCGCCGGTCTCGGATCCGCCGGTCTGGAATGGCTCGGTCTCCGTCCGCTTGATGGCGAAGGCTTGCTGCGGGGGATCGGCGACGACCGCGCTCGTTCCCTTCGCGGCGCAGGTGTTGCCGGGGCCGAATTGCCCCTTCTGATCCTGGCCGCATGGGTTTAAGGCGCGGGACTCGACGGCGCCGTCGGGGCCGAAGCCGAGACGGCGAGCCTCGAAGGCGGCGAGCTTCTTTCGCATGTCGGCGATCGACTCGCCTTTTTCGGGGACGATAAACGTCATGAGCGGAGGATCTCCCGGAGTCCGATGGTTTTTTCGCCGGCGACCTTTGGGTTCTTCACGGCTGGAGCGTGTAAGAGATCCATGACGGAATCCAATTCCGGATCTCTCTTGACTCCACCGAGAGCGACGCCGGTGACGTACTCGGCGACAAGTTCGCGCTCGTTCGTCGTCGCGTACTTGCTGACCGTGTCCGTGATGCGCTTCTCGCCGATGATCGCCAGTAACACAGAAGCGTCTTCGGCGTAGACGTTCATTGACATGACCATCTTCCGGAACTGCTCTTGATTGAGCTTCCCGTTCGGAGGGAGAGAATTACGATTCCGGACTGCCTTCCAATGGGCGGCATGAACGGCTTCGTGGAAGCCGGTATGAAGCTGCGACGGCGAAGACAAAACCTTCGAGACGTAGCGGGTCTTCGCGTCGTCGGCGCTCGAAGCGACGTCGGCGACGATGGTGATAGTGTCGTCGTGCGGTCGGTAGTAGCCGGCGACTCCGCCGGCGCCGGAAGCGTCGACTTCCTTCGCTAGCTCCTCGTCGAACTTCTCTTTCGTCCATGACTTGTCTTTGAGCAGGATCTCGTGCATGTCGCGGAACTCGCGTTCGACTTTCTCTTTCTCTTCGGCGATCGTGGAAACGCGAACCGAGACGTCGCTCGTCAGCGGGAACTGCTTCATCGCCGACGCGATGCCGGCAATGGACGCCGAGAGTGCCTTCTTCTGATCGTCGGTGAGCGACTTCGCCGCCCGCTCGATGTCGGCTTCGAGAATCGTCCGGTCGTCGTCGGAACCTAGCCAGCCGACGGACTTCAAGAGATCGCCCGGATGCCCGCCGGCGTCGAAAAGGTGCTTGTGGGCGGCGGCGGCGAGAGCGTCGCCGGTGTGCCCCGACTCGAATCCGTTCTTCCGCTTCCGCGCTTCGTCCTTCGCGGCCCGGGCGGCTTTGCTCGCGGCGAGCTTGGCGGCGTTGTCGCCCTTGTCGCCGGATCCGGAGCTAGACCCGTCGCCGGCGGCGCAGGTGTTGTTCTCGTCGAAAGTGCCGTCGCCGTCCTGCCCGCATGGGTTCAGGGAACGCCGAGAG